TATTAATGCTGACAGCACAGTAAATCTTGGATTAGAAGAACATCAAGATAACTTTTATACTTGGGAATCAAAATCACAAGCACCAACAATAGCTGATACTGTATTACCAAATCCTTTTTCAGTATCTGCACCAGCTTCAGTTACATTATCAGATCAACTGGTGGAATACTCAGATGGAGTTGTCATAACTGCTTTAAATGTTACAATCGGTGCTTCACTAGATAGCTTTGTAGATTACTACCAAGTAGAATACAAACTTAGCACAGAAGCAACTTACCAAGTATCTGGTCAAGTAAAAGGATTAAATCATAGAATATTAAACGTAGTAGATGGATTGATTTATAACGTAAGAGTAAAAGCATTTAACACATTAGGAGTACAATCAACTTATACTTCTGCAACTAGAACTATTATTGGTGGAATAGCACCACCAGAAGATGTACAGGATTTTTCTTGTAACATTATTGGGAGTGATGCTCATTTAGCTTGGCAACAAATTACTGACTTAGATTTAGCTTATTATCAAATAAGATATTCTACATTAACAAGTGGTGCTTCTTGGGGTAATTCAGTTTCTTTAGTTGAAAAAGTTGCTAGACCTGCGACCAGCATAACTGTCCCAGCACGTGTAGGCAGTTACCTGATAAAAGCATTTGATAAGAATGGAAACGCATCTATAAATGAAACTATTATAGCTACGAACATATCTAACATTGGAAACTTTAATGCTATCGCTACACAAACTGAATCTCCTACATTCACAGGAACTAAATTCCAAACGATAGTAACTGACGGTACTCTAAGATTAGATTCTTCAGAATTATTTGATTCTGCTACTGGTGATTTTGATTCTGCAACTTCATTCTTTGATTCTGGTCTTACTTCTTTTGATTTATACTCTACTGGTAATTATACATTTTCTTCTCCAATAGACATAGGTGCAGTTTATACTTCAAGAGTAACTGCTTCTATTACACAAACTTCAGACAATGCAGACGACTTGTTTGATGCAAGAACTGGAAACTTTGATGATGCTAGTTCTAGCTTTGATGGAGATACTCCTGCTAACTGTAATGCACATATTGAGATTGCCTTATCAAACGATAACATAACTTATAGTTCATTTAGAAACTTTGTAGTTGGTGATTACACAGCAAGATATTATAAATTTAGAGTAACATTAAGATCATTTGATTTAGCTTCTACTCCAGTTATTAGTGCTTTATCAGTAAGTATAGATATGCCAGATAGAATATTTAGTGGTAATGATATTGTTTCAGGAACAGGAACTTATAATGTTATATTTACTTTACCTTTTTATTCTAATGCTTATGCAGTTGGAATAACAGCACAAGGATTAAACACAGGAGATTTCTTTACAATTTCAAATAAAACTGTTAATGGTTTTGATGTAGCATTTAAAAATAGTGCTAGTACAGGAGTTACTAAAACTTTTGATTATTTAGCTAAAGGATATTAGATAGAATATGGCACAACACGATTATAACATAGCAAATCAGGGTTTCCCTGCATTTAGAACAGATTTAAACAACGCATTATCGGCAATTCAAACAACTAATTCAGGAACATCAAGACCAACAGGTGCAGTCGCAGGACAACTTTGGTTAGATACAACTTCTCCAACTACACCTACATTAAAGTATTATGATGGTGCTGATGATATATCTTTAGCAACTATTGACCATTCTGCGAACACAGTAAATTGGCTAGATTCAACTGTATCTGTAACTGGTCTTACTACTACTGCAACAGGAACAGTTTTAACACTTTCAGATTCAGCAACCACATCAACAGTAAATTTAATTATAGACAATGATAAAGAGATTCGTTTTAGAGAAGCAACAGCTAATGGAACTAACTATGTTTCTTTATCTGCACCAGCTTCTTTAGCAAGTGATGTAACATTTACATTACCTGCAACTGATGGAACTGCTGGTCAAGCACTAGTTACTAATGGTTCTGGTGTACTTTCATTTGCTTCAGCATCTGCTGGTTTAACTTGGGATTCTTCAGTTAAAACATCATCAACATTTACAGCAGTTGTTAATAAAGGATATTTTGTAGATACAAGTGCTAATGCAATTACTTGCACATTACCAGCTAGTGCAACTGCTGGTGATCTTTTAGCTTTTGTAGATTTTAAAAGAACATTTTTTCTAAATGCTTTAACATTAAATCAAAATTCATTAAATTTTCAAGGTGCTACATCTCCAAATCCAGTTTACAACACTATTGGTCAAGCGATTCAATTAGTTTATTCTGGTTCAACAAAAGGTTGGATTCCTCTTAGTGATGATGATATGACTTTTGAAACACCTAATACTGCATCAGTTGAAATAGATTTTTTAGTAATAGGAGACGGTGGTGGTGGTGGAGGAAGTTCTGCAACATTTTGTGGTTCTGGTGGAGGTGGAGCAGGTAGTTTTAGAACATCTACACAAACCCTTTCTGCTGGTACTACCATAACAATTACTGTTGGTGGTGGTGGTGGAGGAAGTAGTAATGAAAATTTTCCAGGTGGTAATGGTGGTGGCAGTTCTATTTCTGGTTCAGGAGTTACAACTATAACATCGGCAGGAGGTGGTGGTGGATTTCAAGGTGCAGATGCAAGTGGTGCTGGTCTTGCTGGTGCTTCAGGTGGAGGAGGAGCATTTGGTGGTGCTGGTGGTGCTGGTAACACTCCAAGTTTATCTCCAAGTCAAGGAAATGCTGGAGGTGCAGGGGTATCAACATCTCCAAATAAAGGTGGTGGAGGAGGAGGAGGTAATTCAGGAACTGGATCTGCAGGTACTGGTACAGCAGGAGGAAATGGTGGTAATGGAACAGCATCGTCAATAACAGGAAGTTCAGTAACTTATTGTGGTGGTGGTGGTGGTGGAGTGTTTTCTTCAACAGCAAAAGATGGAGGAACTGGAGGAACTGGTGGAGGTGGACTTGGTAAAGGTTTTGGTATTTCTGGTATTTCAGGAACTGCTAATACAGGGGGTGGTGGTGGAGGAACTGGTGGAAAAACTCCTTCTGGCCCAAATTGTTCTGGTGGTGGTGGTGGATCAGGAGTTGTTATTTTAAGTTTTCCATTGTCACAATTTACTGAAATTTATACAGGATCTCCTACTATTACAACGTCAGGAACTGATATTATATTAACATACACAGGTTCAGGAACATATAGGACATAATATGGCACGTTTTGCAAAAATAGGATTAAACAACAAAGTAATAGAAGTTTTAGCAGTACATAACGATGTATTAAAAGATTCTAATGGAATTGAAAAAGAGGATATAGGTATTGATTTTTTAACAAAATTAACTGGTTGGGCTATTTGGAAGCAAACATCTTATAATGGAAATTTTAGAAAACATTACGCAGGAATAGGATATACTTATGATGAAGATAGAGATGCTTTTATTCCTAAAAAACCTTTTAACTCATGGATATTAAATGAAGATACTTGTGTTTGGGAAGCACCTATTTCTAAACCTACAACAGAATTAGAAGATAATCAGTATTATTCTTGGAATGAATCTATTATAAATTGGGAGATTAAAACAAGTTAATAAACGAAAGGAAGGAAAGTGAAAAGCCATAAGATTAATAATCTTAACAATTTTATTGCTGGTTGGTATATAAACAAAACTGTTTGCGATAATCTTATAAGTTATTTTGAAAATTCAAATTTAAAAATTACTGGTTTAGTAGGTAATAACCAAATAAATAAATCAATAAAAGATTCAACAGATTTATCATTAAATATTTTTGAAGATAATATTATGATAAAAAATTATTTATTAGAATTAAATAATGTTATAAATGAATATAAAAAATTGTATATTTATTCTGATATAATACAGGGAAATTGGGGAATAACAGAAAAATTTAATATACAAAGATATTATCCAAATCAAGGTTTTTATGAATATCATACAGAAAGATCTAATTTAAATACATCATTTAGACATTTATCATTTATGACTTATTTAAATGATATAAAAGATGCTGGTGAAACAGAATTTTTTTATCAAAAAATAAAAGTTAAACCTGAAAAAGGATTAACTCTAATATGGGGTACTGATTGGACTTTTACACACAGGGGAATACCCTCTAAAACAGAAACAAAATATATTGCAACTGGTTGGTATTCTTATATAAATAATTAAAAAATGATTGAATCTAATATTAATGGTCTATTTCCAACACCAATATATACATCAAAATTAAATAGAGAACTTACATCAAAAGAATTATCATTTATTGATAAAAATAAGTTAGATGTTTATAAAAATGAAGGGAACACAACTTCTAATGATAATTACATTCTTAATAACAAAGCATTTAAAGATTTAAAAACAGATTTAGATTTAAGAGTAAAAGATTATTTTGATAAAATAATTTGTCCAGCAAATAACATAACTCCATACATTACTCAGTCTTGGTTAAACTATACTGAAACAAATCAATATCATCATAAACATACACACCCTAATTCATTAGTGTCTGGTGTGTTTTATATTAATTGCCATGAAGAACATGATAAGATTAAATTTTTTAATGAAAGTTATAAAATTATTAAATTTGAAATAAAAGAATGGAATATATGGAACTCAGAGTCTTGGTGGTTTTCGGTTAAGACTGGAGATATAATATTGTTTCCATCATCATTAACTCACATGGTAGAAACTAAACAAGGAACTAACACTAGAATTAGTTTAGCTTTTAATGTTTTTATAAAAGGAACAGTTGGTAAGAATAAAGAATTAACTGAACTTGTGTTATGACAGCAATCAAACTATCTGTTGAAGCAACTATAAATAGATACACTAATGAAAATGGTTTTTCATGGGGGATTAATACAGTAATGAAATCTTTAGCACCTATGGCTAGTTATGATCTTACTTGCTCTCAAGGAACATTTATTATAGATAGATGGGATTCTCTTTTGCCACAACCAACATCTCAAGAAATAAGAGATGAATATATTAGACAACAAACTATTGCAGAATGTATAGAATACTTTAATAAGGTTAAATGATTTATTTTATATTAGGATTAATAATTGGCTTATACGCAGAATGGAAGTGGGAAATAGCTAAGTACATTATTGAATCAGTTAAAGAACATTTAAATATCAAGTAGTCTTGAACTTCGTGTGTTGCAACATTATATGTTGGCAATAACAAACGGAGATAACAATGTTAAATTATTCAGACTTTAAGAACTATTGGACTAAGTTCTACGCAGATGCTTTTGAAGATGCTAAAACATTTTGGAAAGACTATGCTAAGAACGTAGAACAGTTCTACAAAAAATAACTTTATTAAAACACAATAGTTTGATAAACACACTGCATAATATTAATTGCATTTACAAACTTTGGATTGGTGGGTGTGTCTTGCTAAAGTCTTGCAAATGCTTAAACGACAATGGCAAGAACTCACAACGAAGAATTAATCAGTCTAAAGGGACATATAACAGGAATCCGTAGAGAAATTAAAATACTAGGTACTTCGGTTTATAAGCTGG